TACATCAAGCGCCTTTCTGTCGTTCTCTATATCTACAAGAGATAGGTCATCTCTTGTCCACTCGCCGAGAATGAACGGCATCTGTGCAAAATCCATATGTCCGAGATTGACAGTTCCGACAAAGTCCGATGTGAGGTTCAGAACTTCTGTCTGCTCCCACTCTTCTCCGTTGAACTCCCAACCACGAACGTACTGATTCTGTCCGTTAAGGTACTTTTCAAGTGTTCCCTTCTTGATGACGAACCCGTTGTCTATATATCCCTCATCTATGAGTCTTGCTCTGCCGTCCGACAGCTTCTTAACGTCTGCCGACAGAGACATTACTTTCTTGTCCTTATCGTGGAACGAAAGACCGATGATGGAATCCATCTTGCGCTTCATTCTCTTTCTGCGCCTTGTTCTTTCGTCTCTTTTTTCGATTAGATCACTCATTCCATCACCTCTACTACTCTGTAGCTGATTTTCTGTACTCTTCCGCTGCACACCTTGCACCATTCGATTTCGTATGGCACGTTGTTCTGCTTCAAGGCTCTCTCAAGTTCGGAATTGTAGCGGACTTTGCGTTTGTAGTTCCTGAAAAAGTTCAGCATCGCCTCGTCATTGGTGTCATAGACCTTGCCAGGCACTAATCTGATGTAGTTCGAGTAGGTGATGATGTCTTTTCCGTTGATTTGCTTGGTCTTTGCTACGTTATTTATCGTCAATGCGACCCGTTCAGCCTTATTCAGCCTGTATTTAGCCATTGTTAGTCCTCTTTTTTGCCTTTTTTAGCCGATTTTTTAGCCTTTTTAGGCTTTTCCTCGACCTTTTCCTCGGTCATCTCGACCTCAACAGGTACGATTTCCTCAAATTCGCCCTTGATGTACCTCATTCTCTCTTCGGGAGAGTTGAAATGTAAGATTTCCATAGTTTTTACCTCGTTTTTAGGAGGGGGAGCGGTTAAACTCCCCCATCGTCAGTCGTATTACTCTCCGCAGTAAGGGTCAGCCTTTGTGATGTCCTCACTTGCTGCTGTTGTGATTACAACCTTGACTACCTGTGAGAAGTCGAACTTTGTGATGTTGTTCTCGCCCGGCACTACGATAACGCCCTTTGCGTCATACATACCGAGTGCTTCGCTTCCGATTGCCTTTTCTGCTGTGTCAGCAGCGGTTACTGTCGAGGCATCGTGAAGTGTGAAAACAACTGTCTTGAGTGCTTTCTTGTAAGTGATTGCCATATCTATCTCTCCTTTAGTTATGTTTAAAAGAAATAATTACCTTTGTTTAGATCGGCATTGAATCTGCCGATATATCCTTGCCCTCAAGGAGCAGAGGAAGTATCTCTGCCATCGACTTGTTGTCGAGTTTATTAGTGAACTCCGAGATGAACTCGGTATCGCTGACTACCACCTGTTTCTCAAGCATCAGATTCCCGTCCGAATCCCTTGCTATGACATACGCAGGAATAGTCTTGAGATAAACTCTTCCGCTTGATTGCTCCTTGATGCACCTGTAGCCGTCAGTAGTGTGACCGCTGACGATATACAGTTTCTTGCCCTTTACCTTGTAGCGGTTAGCATAGAAGTAGTCGGGATTGACAGCGTGTACTGTCTTGCCTGTGGATGCAAGTGAGCCGTCTTTGTTTCTTGTCTGAAGTCCTGTCTTCGGCTCTTGAGCATTGAGGCTGTTCAAGACACTCGCATCATCGAATGTCACGAACTTCTCTCCATCTTTCTCCGCTAACGGTTTAACTTCCTCTGCCTTTCGGTAGAGTTCTGCCATTTCTTTGATTCCCATAGTTCAAGTCCTCTCTTTCTTATTTGCTCTCATACAAGGATTACAGAACGCTACAAACAACCGATTTAGTTGACGTAGGTGAGGTGAATACATATTCTCCTGGGTTAGTTCGTGTTACAATCCTATAAGCGCCACTTCGAGACGAACAAACAAGTACCGCTTCATACGCATCTACACTTTCGGTCAGTATCCTCAGCCACACTTGCCCGCCTGTTGCAATTACGTCGTGCATCTGTTGCCACGAATGGCTGAACTCATACACATGGCCACCATCTGAACACTCTTCTGCGGTTGCATTTCTCGGTGTCATCGTGACAACGAGAGCGCCCCCGCCACTCGATGCCTCTTCGATGCCGTCCTCGATGTGGTTCATCTTATCTGCGGTAATAAGGTCACCGCATTCCCAATTCTGCTTTGTGTAAGCCATATATGTTCTCCTTTATATCTGCATCGTGAGTTCTTCCAAAGCACCCGTCTCGTTGTGGATGTTGTCAGACAGCATCGTTGCCATATCGTTAAATAATTCTTGAGCAAGAGGCTGAATCTGCTGTGTGCCGTCATTTCCGTCCATTCTCATAGCGTTCAGAAGTGACAGCATATTGACGTATTTCGTCCTCATCGTATCAACATCGCCTGCCTCGACCATTTCGTACTTGTTGAAGTAGATTTTGTCTACTCCGAGGTGTGATGCTATGAATGAACTGAACTGTTCCGAATACTTCTCACGGAGCGGTACGATAGTGTTCCTCATAGCCGTTGAGATGATTGATGTCATACTGACGTTACCGCTGACACCGCCAAGTTCGAGAAGCGAAGGCGCCATTCCGAAGTCCTGTGCCAACAGCAGAGTGTCATTCTTAATCCAGGTGAAGAACTCTGTTGCCTTGGTAACTCGCTCAAGGTGGTCGATGTCCTTGTCAAAGGCATTCGACAGCACGATGACCGAATCGCTTGAACTGTTCTTGATCTGATTTGCTACTCGCTTCGCTTCCTTAAGAAGTGCTTCCTTGTTCTTTAGCTGTCCGTTCAAAGCGCCTTGCAGTACATTTGCCGTTGAGGCATCGGTAGCATCATCGCCACCGAGAAGTCCGTCTTTCGGTCTGATGATGATTCTGCCTGGGCCATCGTAGCGTATATCGTAGTTCAGACGCTCATAGACGGCGGTAAGAAGGTCAAGCCTTGCCTCGTCTCTTAATAGCGGTGAATGTCCGTATGGGAGCGATGTATCGTTCCTCAAGACCATAAAGTCCTTTGTATCGAGAAGGATAAGGTCTTGGTCATCAAGGTCTCTGATGAAGTCCTGATATTCGGTATACTTCTCGAAGTCGAACTTCACGGGTGGTACTTTCTCACCATCCTTGTGGATGAGGTAGCCGAGAACGATTTTCACTCCGTTTCTCTTCAGCGTCAGCACCTTGTAAGTACCCCACTTGTACTGATACAGATTGCCGTTCAGCCAACGAAGACCCGATGCTCCGTGCGTGGTAGCCATTCCGATGGTGTTGCGAAGGACGTCCTTGTTCGTGGTCTGCTCTCCGTTCTTCTTGTAGAGGAACTTGTTGAGTATCTCGTCCTGTCTGATGCTTCCCGTTGTCAGACCGTTACTGAACATATAGTTCAAGGTCTGTGCAAGCACATAGTCAGCGCCGGGCAGAACACGCATATACTCATCGACCTTCTCAAGTCCATCGCTCCACTTGCGTATCGGCATCTTGCCGATGTCCTGACAGGAACTGCACTCAAGCATCGACTCAAGTATCTCGTCTATCTGTCTTCGCTCATCGTCATTCAGTTCTTCATATCGTAAAATCTTCTGTTCTTCTGCCATTTAAGTACCTTACGTTATCGCAAATGCGGTGTTCTCATAGAACAACACTACTGCGTGTATGGATAGAAGCACCGAGTCGAACTCATCAGGAGAACGACCTATCAGAGCCTTTATCTCTTCCTTCGGTCTTATCTGTATCTTTCCGCTTGCCTTACGCTCTGAAGTGATGTAAGGAAGCGTGTCTTTTATCAAATCCCTGACTTCCTCGGACACCATCAGAACTCGGTTGTCCGACAAGTCCTGAAAGTCAAGGTGCATTTCTGCTCTTTTGTTAGCTGCATTGGTAGCAGAGTATTCTTTGTTCCGTATCCTCTGCTTCGTAGGTGCTGAACCGAAGTTGATGCCCACAACATTGATGTGCTTGTCTCTTAATCCCTCGGTCAGCCAAACACCCCAACCAACGTCTATGCAGGCGAGTGCGACTTCGTATTCCCGTGCGATCCGAGCAATCTGATTGATGATGTCTTTAGGTGTCTTGCCCTCGACCCAATGCTTTTTCTTGATCTTGATGGTCTTCTCGACCCAAATCTTGTTGTTTCCGGCAGCCGTGATAGTGACTTCGATGTTGTCCTTGCCCTTATAGGCAGAGTCAACGCCCATAAAGTATTGGATGTAGTCACCCTGTACGGGTGCTTGGTACACATCAGGCATCGCCATCATTCCCTCGCCGTCACTATCAAGCACACACAGCAGATAACGCCTCAATGTGCTTCTGTGCTTGGCAAAGGTCGAGTGGAAGACCTTTTCCTTGGTGAGCCTTCCCTCTTCTACGGCTGTCAGGGCATCCATCCAAATGATGATTTCCCTCTTGCCGAGTTCTTCTTGAGGCTTCGTCAGTTCCGAGTAGAAGAATCCAGGCTGATGAGGGTTACTTATCATCGCCCTTATGTAGTTTCTTCCGTCTACCCTCGCAAACTCGGCACGACCAAGTTCTGCAAAGGACTCTTCGGATATGAGCGCAGCCTCGTCTATCAGATAGTTGCCCGGC